TGCCCTCGATCACGTTGTCGCGGCAAATCTCGGTAGCCGACGAGTTGCCGACACGGATCGCGTTGTGCGCGCTCGCAGTGCCAGCCAGGTTGACGATGTTGCCCTTGACGACGTTGCGGGAAATCTCAACCCCGCCACCGGTGTTGTCGAGACTGATCCCAATGTTGTCGGCCGTCGAATCCCCGATCAGCGTGTTGTTGGAGATCACGCAGTCAATGGCGTTGCGGGCATGAATGCCCGTCTCGTCGAGCTGGCCGCCCGTGCTCGTGGTGTAGGCCGTGTTCGACGAGACGTTGTGCGCGGTGCCGGTGACGACGATCGGCTTCTGGCAGCGGCGGAGGTTGTTACCAGTGACCGTGTACCCGTTGCCGCTGGTCACGTAGATGCCGTGGTTCCAGCAGTCGCGGAAGATGTTGCCGGTCACGCTGACCGCCGAACCGACACCCGCCCCGAAGTTACCGGAGAAGAACCCCTGCACACACGACTTGATGATGTTCTGGCTGACGATGATGTTGCCGTCTGCGGACGTGCCGGACGGGTCAACCGAGATACCGAAGTGGGAAGTTTCCGTGCCCGTCCATTGCCCGGTCGGATAGTTGCCGTTGATCCGGTTGCGGGTGATGATCGCGTCGTCGGCGTCCTTGATGCCGATGCCCCGATGCGGGACGTTGTTCAGCGTCACACCTTCGACGGTGCAACCCGAGCCGGTGACATAGACGGTCGCCATCGTCCACGCGCCGCCAGTCGTGCCGTCCCATGTTGCCGGGGACGTGATCGTCCCGCCGTACAACGACGACCCCGCCGCGAGGGTTACAGCGGACTGCGCGGCAACCGTGTTGTTGATGTTCGCGCCAGGCGCCAGATACAGCGCGACACCAGCAGGGATCGCCAGCGGTGTCGAGATGCTATAGGTGCCGTTCGGCATGAACACCCGATCGCCGGCAACGGCAGTGGCCAGTCCTTCCGCTGGCGATGCGAACCCAGCCAAGTTGACCTGAAAGGCCGCCAGGTCGTTGATCGCGTCCCGGTGAGAGGTGAGGATGCCCGCTAGGTCGGGGCTCGCATCGGTGATCGCCGTCATGGGGAGTAGGTCAGCCACGGTCGCCTCTCACCACGCTCGGTAGTAGTAGGGGGTCAGCGACGCCTCGATGTACGCGCCCACACCGGGGGAGATCAGCGACAACGTCAACGGCAGGCTCGAGCCAGGCTGCACCGGTACAAACGCCGCCGCACCCAGGTCGTCGGTTCGGTCACGTCCCAGGCCGTCACGGGTTTCGCCCAAGTTCTCAGGTGCCGTCCAGATCGTCAGGAACTCGCCGGCACCGAGGGGGAACGGGACGCTGATCGACTTGCCACCCACACCCACCGACGCCGACTCGAACGGGCCAGCGAGAGTCCACACAACCCAACCGGGCACGTCACCCGGGTTGTTGATCGACGCCCGCGCCAGTTGAGACGCCGAGTTGTACTGCACGATCCCCGGCCCGGAGAACATCGGCACCGGCACCGTCGGGCGGAACTCCCGGACGATCGGGTCCTCACGCCAGAACGGCTGCTCTGCGGTCAAATGGATCGCGTACAAGTTCCAGCCGATGATCGTCGGATCAAGGTCGCCGCCCGGATCCTCAGACTCATAACGCAAATCGATCGAACGGGCGGTCCCGTCCGGGCGGACCATCGACCACGTCCCCGGCTTGTCGGGGTGCATCGTCGCCCAGAACGCGCGGTCGAGCGTGATCCAATCCATGTCGGTGCCGTCCGAGTACAGGAACAGCGGCCAGAACACGTCATCCCGGTTCCGAACCCGACTACCGCGGTACTGCGACCCTGCAACGGATGGCGACTCTGAGCGGTACTGCTCGATCGGCGGCATCGACCAGCCGCGGACGCCGGGGACCATGATGACGCCCGTGTCAGCGTTGGTCAGGTCCCAGACGGAACTGTCCCAACCGGTCCAAATGGACCTCATACCGCTACGGGCAAGGACTGGTTCGACTGGTGGCGGTGCTACTGGTGGCGGTGCAACGACGGTGCCATCGACAAGGACTGGCACCTACACCACCCCTACCGATCGAAGGTTCGTCAACGTGACGAGGTCACGCTGTTTCTTAGCGATGGCCGCACCGATCGAGTCAGGGTCGTAGCCGAAGCTGCCGCCGTTGATGACCACGCCCGGCAGTTGCCCGCTGGGGTTGATACCAGAGCTCGGGCCATACACCTGCCCCTTGTGGAGCTTCGCGCCAGCACCCTTCACTGTTGCTGCTGACATGCCCCGCGACGCCTTCGCGACCGCCGCAACCTTCGACTCCAGGCCATTCGCAGCGCCCTGCCCAGCCTGCGCGAACAGGTCGAACATGACCCGCGACGGGGACTTGATCTTCAACCGGCGCCTGATCTCCGCCACGATCCGATCCGCCAGCGACTTCGCGGCCTGAGCCAACGCCGACGCTTTCGACTTCAACCCGTCCACTAGTCCCTGCGCGGAGTCGACACCAGCCTGATACAAGGTCTTCGACGCGGTCGCCCCGAGCGTGTTCGCCTGCGACGCGATCTGCGAGGTCAGCTTGTTGACCTGACCCACCGCGTCTTTCCCGCCGGCCAACAGGGTCGACGCGAAGATCCCGCCCTGCTCAGGCCCCATGTCGAGGATCTGCTTGTACACGTCCTTTGAGATACCGAGCTTCTGCAGCTTCCTCAAGTTCAAGGCGTACACGGTGAGTGCAGCAAGTCGTTCCCTCAACTGCTGCACGATCCCGGTCGGCCCGTAGCCGGTTCCGATCGTTGCGAGCCCCGCGAACTGCTTAGCCGAATCGGCGATCGCTGCTTGGAAATCGTTGCGTGTCTTCAACGCAGCGGTGAGTTTGTCCTGCGCCGACTTCAGTTGCGTCGCCACGACGGCGCGCTGGCTGGCGATCTTCTTCGCCTGCGCGGTCGTCTTCGTGATGTAGGCGAGGACCGCGGACTCGCCGCCGGTCACCTTGTACGCCTTGTTCAAGGCTTTCATGTCGGCCTTGACGTTCGCGATCTGCTGGGCGAGGATCGCGCGCTGCTTCTTCGTTGCACCCTTCAACCGGGCATTAAGCGACGCGAACTGCTTGTCGAGCGCGGACCGCTTCGAGAAGTAGGCGGCGCCGACGTTCGCGACCTTGTTCGACAAGGATCGTGCCGCCGCGACGACCTGCGCCTCGGTGCCCCGGATTCCGTTGATGAACCCTTGCCCGAGGTACTGGCCGATCTGACGGAACACTGTTGACGGGGATTGGATACCGAGCGCGCCCTTCGCGGCGGAGATCGCGCCCGACACGACGCTAGCTGCTGCCGACGCGATCGCGCCCGCCATCGCGCGGACACCGTTTATCATGCCCTGGATCAGGTTCACCCCAGCCGAGTAGAGCGCGCCAGCCAAACCGCCGACAGCAGACCGCGCGCGCCCGGGAATCGCCGCGACAGCCGAGATGAGACTGTTGATCGCTGCGCGCGCCCGCGACACCATCGACGCGAAGTAACCGGCGACTTGACCGGGGATCGCAGCGAGCCGTCCGATCGCCGTACGGATCGACGCCACGCCCGAGGACACGGTGTTCCGCGCCGAAGCCATCGCAGCCACAATCGCTGACCTGACCCGGATGAACACCGACGTGACGATCCCGGCGATCGCGGAGATACGCGCGAATGTCGCTCTGACGTTGGCGATACCGCTCGACACCAGCGACCTGATCGTCGCAATCGACGACGAGAACGTCGACCTGACTCTCGCCCACACGCTTTGCGCCAGTGCGATGAGGCTGCGCATGGTGGGCATGAACGCCCCCGTGATCGTCGCAATCAGACCCCGGATCGCGCCGATCGCCGAGGCCATCGCCGCCGATATTTTCGCTGTGATCGGCGGGAACGTTACGGAAACAGCCGACGCCATCTTGTTGAACCAGCTAAGCGACGCCGCTATCGCATTGACGATCGCATTGAACGCGGGCACAACGACAGTGATCCCCGCCGCAAGCGCCTGCATGGCGAGGGTCACGGCGGAGATTAGTGCCGGGTTCGTCGCCAGGTTCGCTCCCAGCAACGCGACCTGACCGACTAGGCCGACGATCGACGGTAGCAGCGGGATGATCGCCTGGATCAGCGCCGTAAACGCCGGGACCAATGCGGTGATGCTTGGCACCATCGCCGCCCACTGTTGAGCGAACTGCGGCAGGAGAGGTACGAGCGATTGAATGGCCGCCAACAGGACGCCACCGAGAGCGGCACCGAGTTGAGCCAACGCCGGGCCGGCCGTGGTCAGCGACGCGGCGATCGTTTCACCGACCGACTTCAACGCTGCGGCGAGTTGAGGCATGACCGGCGCGAGCGCCTGGACAGCCGCCAGGAGTATCCCACCGAGGACCGACGCCAACGCCTTGAGGACCGGCGCTGCACCGGCGACCGCACCTTGCAGCAGTGTCCCGAAGATTTCCACCATCGGCGTGAACACGGGGAGCAGTGACACGACCGCGTCGGCGATCGCGCTGATCGCTGTGCCCACTGCAGACAGAATCTTGCTGACACCACCGGCCTTGAGGATCCCACCGAGCGCCGTCACGATCCCCTCGATGAGGGGGATGCTCAACGAGCCGGCGTTGACGAGCAACCCGATCAGCGGGGTCAACGCGGGCGCTAGTTTCGCGATCCCACCAGCTAGGGCAGTGATCGCCTCACCGGCGACCTTCCCGATACCGGACGCGAGCGTGGCGATCGCAGGCGCCATCGCAGCAAGGGCTTTCCCGACGGCGGGTAGTGCTCCGCCGAGGGACGCAGCGCCTTTCTGGATGCCGCTGAAGAACGTCGTCAGACCCTTCTGAAACGCCGGTCCGTTGACGACCTGAGCGACGTCGCCGAGGATGTTCGCCAACGCCTGCAGTGAACCGCCACCAGCCTTCTGTGCGGCCGAGACGATCCCGAGGATCGACCGTGCGACGGCCCCGGCGATCTGACCCAGGGCGGTCATGGCACGCAAACCAGCGTCGATAAACCCCTTCAACTGTCCCGTCTTGCGCGCGTTCGCGATGAACTCACCGAACCGCTTCGCCAACGTCGCAGCCGCGCCAGCCGCGCCAGGCAGGTATTGGGAGCCGACAACACCGATGTCACGCAACGCCTGCACCGCCGGGGCGGCCGCAGCCTTCAAGTAGTTCGCTGCCTTCGCGACGTTGGCCAACCCGGTCTGGGAATCCTTCACCGACTGCGGCGACAGGAGGACGCCCGACGCGGCCTTCGCTGCAGCATTGAACGACCCGGCGACACCTGCGAGGCTTCCCTTGAGGACAGGGATGTACGTCTTCCCCAGTGACTGCATCGACCTCCCGATGCCGTCAAACAAGGACTGCTGTACGGAGAGTTTCAACCCGTCGAACGCCGGCTTGAGCCCGACGATCGCCTTCACGGTTTCTTGTGCCGCCGGCGCGAGTTTCTTCAACGCGGCAGCAAACTTCGTAGGATCGGCGGCGTTCTTCAACGCATCGCCGACACCGGACAGGCCCAACTTCAACGTGCCGAGTGCGACTGCGCCCGCACCGAGAGCAGCAGGCAGCAACGCCCCGACGCCAGCGACTTGGGAGATACCGCCCGCGAGGGTCAGCAGCGACGGGATCGACCCAGCTGCAGCGACACCGAGGGTGGCGAAGACACCGACCTTCGACGGGCCGAGGATCGTTGCCAGGCCCGAGAACACGCCGCGCGCCCGAGTGCCCGCAGCACTCAACGACCCCAGGGAGTTAGTCGCGTTCGCGATCGCCTTCGAGTCCAGCTCCACCGGTATCTGAACCGGGTTCCGCTTCGCCAACAACCCGAGGCTCGACGCCTCCGACTTCAGCTCCGCAGCAGTCCGTGAATGCTTGTCGAGGCTAACCGGTAGCTCGATATCGCTCCGACGTACCTGCGACTGAAGGCGGGCCAGATCCTCACGGAACCCGCGCGGATCCAGAACCGTCGGGATCTCAAGCTTCAGCGTCGACAGTTTCGCAAGATCCGACTTCAGATCATTACGGAATCCTGACGTGTCAGGAGAAACCTGGACTGATACCCGACCGACCGAGCGACCACCGGGACCGGCCACGGATCACTCCTTCGGGGGTGTCGGGGTTCGCTGGAACGGGAGGATCGACCGGAGCGTCATCGGTGCCCGCCGTTTCCGGTTCGACGGGCGGGGGAAGAACGCCTCCTTGCGGTCCTTCTTGTTCGCGAACGACAACGCTGCGATGGACGCATCAGACGTGTGGACAGCGATCTGACGGTCCGTACCCCAACCGCGAACCTCCTCGACCGTGAGACCGAGCTCGGTGGCGATAACCGACGCACGGAACATGCCGACATCAGGCAGCGTGCCTATCAGCAGGTTCAGGTACTCCGGTGTCATGTCCTGCGACGGGGTGTCTGAACACAAATCACGGAGGACCGTGCGCAGGTCGAGGCCGTTCAAGTAGTGCAGGAGGTCGAAAGCGATTCCCTCAGCGTGAGCGTCGATCACTCTGCCGAGGGCGAGGCTTCCCCCAACTGGCTCGACTCGCCGTAAGCCTTCAGGATCTCGAACAGGAACGCAGGGTCGTCACCGATCGCAGCGAACAGATCCCCGACCGCCGAGCCGTCCGTCGCGGCAAGGGAGATCATCTCGCGGATCTTCTCGACCGACGCTTCAGCCGACTCAGCGTCAGCGTCCGCATCGTCGGTCTTCTGCAACTCCATCAGCCGATCCCGCTTCGCAGCGGGCAGCCGCAGCGCCTGGATGAGGGTGACCTGCTTACCGTCGCCGAGGTCGATCACGTACGGGGCGTACTTCGCCTCGACGGAGGCGCGGAGGTCGTCGAGCGTGATGGAAGCCATGGGGGTTCTCCTTGTGCGAGGGATGGTGCGTGCGATGTGTGCGAGAGGGGTGTAACCCCGGCCGACCAGCTCGCACAACCAGCCGACCGGGGAACAGGGTCGTTAAACAGCGGCGCCGAGCAGGTCTGAGATCCACGTCAGCTTCGGCACTCCGGTCTTCTTCAGCAACGTGAAACGGATCGGCAGCGTCGCGAAGTCGTCTGACGGGAAGTCGGGCGAGTCGTCGCGCTGCACCGAGGCACGCGGCACCCACATCGCGATCGGGGACGCCGAGTCCGCGATGACCACGAGGACCGACTTCTCCTGAATGATCGGCGTGTCAAGCACCGAGAACTCGTTCGCGACGGACACGTCACCACCGCCGTAATACATGTCGAGGGCAGCGTTGTCCTTCAACTGCAGCGACTTGATGACGAACGAGTCGACCGCGGCGGACGTGTTGATGTTCCGCAGCGCCGAGTTCTGCCACGACGCGAGGACTGTGGAGTCCCCGCCGTCCTGGGAGAACACAAGCACGTCGTCGATCGACGTGTGCCCGATCTCGACCAGGCCAGCCGGCAGGGTGCCCGCTGACAGAAACGTGGTGATCGCGGCGAGGGTGGGCTTTGCGGCAGTGGTCGCGCCCAGAAGCACGCGACCACTGCCAGCTACGACGGTTGATTCGTCGACAAGTGGCATAGCTGAAACCTCCGGGGCTTCGGGTCAGCGTGCGAGCTGACACCGCACGATGCGGTGCTGGGGTCAGGGAGTGGCGGGGCGCAAGAGAAGCGCATACGTCGCCGTGTAGCGGTACGTGCCGTCAGGTTCGTTCGTGCGGATCGGCGCGAAATCGGTGGCTGCTGTGATCTTCGCGATCATCAACCCGGCATGGGGAACGGCGCCACGCCACGCCGCATAGATGAGCGACTCGACCGCGCCGGCCAAGCCAGCAGCGGCCTTACGTGCAGGCGACTGTGACGAGATCGTCCGGTTCGCGAACACGTCAAAGTCGTAGACAACCCGCCGAGCGAGCAGCGGAAACAACGGACCGCCCGACGGGGTACGGGTCGCGAGGATGAACGACGGGATCTCGAACAGGTTCGCAGGAGACTCCACACCAACAGGTGCCGCGAAGCCGGCGAACAGGTCAAGGATGAAATCGTCAGGGTCAAGGTCGGTGAACGCCATCGACGCTCCCGTCACAGATGCGCGGCATTACGGAGAATCCGCAAGCCAGGAACGAACCGCTGTGTCGCCGTCTTACCGGGACGCGTCACGTGCCCGTACTCGATCGACAGTGCCGCCTCGTCGACTAGGGACACGAACGAATCGACCGTCTCATGCTCAACCTCGATACGAGCTGCGCCCGTCTCGCGGTGACTCGACAATCCGGCTTGAGCGCGGACGCCGATGTCTGCAGCGTGCCGCTCAACGGCCGCGTTGACACCCGCCAAGTGGGCGATGATCGAGTCACAGTCGGCGTTGATGTTGACGGCCATCAGAGTGATTCAGGTGCTCGAGCGCGAAGCAGGACCGTGACATGCTTCGTCATGTCGGATCCGTTGCGGCGGAGAGGCTCACCGATGACATCCCACGGACGACCGCCCGGTGTCGTGATCCGCGCCCACGCGCCGGCCGGGAATGACCGCGTGATGAATCGGTATGCGGTGTTCACGATCTGCCCCGTCGCGACGGCGTCGTTTGTGACGACCGGCTGCAATCGTCCCGTGATGACGGTCGGGGTCGGTCCCGCGACACGTTCAGTGCCGCCATACCCGTTGTCCACTTCGACCTCGGGGTAGACAAGGATCACGTCCCGACCGTCGTCGAGCAGGCTCACCAGTAGCTCCGCTCGTCACGCCACGGCACATTCAGCCACGCTGTCCCCGGTGTCGAAACGCCGATACCGAAGAGAGCAAGGTCGTCGTCAGGGAACCAGATGCGCCCGGACGCGACCAGCGGGTCCCGGCCGTACGAGTAGTCCCCATCCGACTCGGTGCGCATGCCAGTCGGGTCACGGATAACCCTCAGGACGGCACCAACGATGACCTCGCGGACCTTGTCCGGGTCGGCCAGGTTCAACGGACCAATGAACGACGCGAGCCGGATCTCAGTCGAGTCGATCTTCGACTGCACCCACGACGTTTGTTCGGGAGTCAGTGTGCCCTCGTAGGCGTCCGTCACATCCGCGACGTCGACGTACATGCGAGCCTCCACAGGGTTGTGTCGGTACGAGCAGCCGGGTCGGTTCGTGGCCGACCCGGCCACCTGTCCTACTTGCTCGACTTGGCCTTACTGGCGTCCAGGAGGTCATCCTCGACAGTCACGCCCGTGGGAACGGTGTCCCCGGCGCGCAGCACGACCTGTTCACCGTTCTTGTCCTGCGCCCACACTTCACCGACGAGATCCTCACGAATCTTCGCCATGACCGATCAGAGCACCTTCGACGCGAACGACAGTGCAGCGTTCGCGAGGACCGGCATCCCGATGGCGTCCGAGATGACCTCGGCGATCATCGGGGGCTTGTCCCCGCGGTACAGGCCGGCGACGATTCCGGGATACTCCCCGTCCTCGATGCCGAACTCGGACGACAGCGACGTGAGGGTCTGACCCCAGAACGTCGCGCCGAGCGAGGACTCGCCGTTCGGGTCGACCGGGGCCGGCAGGAGAAGCACCTGCGTGTCCGGGACAACCTTCGTGGCGACACCCGCGATGCTGACCTGACGGTCGTACAGGTAGATCGGCGGGACCCCAGCACCTGCGAGGATGGCGCGCACGTCGTCGGCCGTGGCCGGGCGTGCGGCACCGTTCACAAGCTGGGTCTGGAACCCGGCGATCTTCGTCAGGGCACGGAACGCCCGCGTCGACATGACGATGGAACCGACGTCCTCACCGTTGGCGGCGACGTAGATGTCGCTCCAGGTGGTGAAGTTCGTCAGCGGGTCCGCCGTCGTCGGCGCGGACCACAGGGCAGTGCCCGTGAGGGTCACCGTGTGGCCAGCGGGCCGGCCGAAGTCGTCCGCGTTGATGAAGTTGCCCTGAGCGATCGTCGCGATCCCCGTGTTGAGGACGACGCCCCGCAGGTACTCCATCGAGTCGGCGACCGCGCGCACGACGGCATCCGTCGTCTTGAGGATGGACTTGACGAGCGCGTTCTCGGCGGCGTTGCGGGACCGGAGCTGCTCGTACTCGCTGAGGGGAATGTTCTGCCCCAGCGCGGGCAACTCGAGGGTGATGCGGGTGCCGACGGGAGTCTTGCCCACCTCGGGCTCAGCGTCGTAGGCACGCCACTTCGCGACGTCGACGAGGCCGAACTGGCCCTTGACGAGCCGCACAACGATGTCGGCGACGAACTGGTTGGGGAGCCAGCGGGCCAGGGTGCCCCGCTGCACTTCGTAGTCCGCGAGGGACTGGCGTGCGTATCCGGTCAGGGTCGCCGGGTCGATGAGGTCTGTCCAGAGAGCCATGAGCTACCCGCCCTCTCAGATGTACACGATTGTGACTGCGCCGCGCTTGGCGGCAGCAGCAGGGGCGACGAACGTGTTGGGCACCAGGGGTGCCTTCACCCGTCCATGATCGAGAACCGGAACGCTGAAGTCGGCAGTGCCGACGACGGGCTGATCCGTGAACAGGTGGCCGGCGAGGATCCCGGCACCAGTGACGGTGCCCTCAGTCGCGTCGTAGGGCACGAGTACCCCTCCGACCTTCGCGACGGGGAGCCCCGACGGGATGTACCCGTTCGGGTAGTACGTGCCAGCGGTGAAGGCGCTGATGTCGAGAACTTCGGTACGGCAGTTGTGGATGCCGTGCGCAGACCCGAGCCAGGACTGATCCCCACTGCCGGCAGTCTCTGTACGGAGACGAGGCATGTGATTGCCCTTTCTGTGGTGGTGGTTTGCCTGACGAACTCAGGCGGATTTCTTACCGTGGGTCGAGTCGTAGAGGTCTCGGCCCGCGCTCACGCCGGACGACGTTGCCGCCGTCCTGCGTCCTTGTCCCATGTCGGGACGTCCACCCGTGACGGGTCCTGCGATCTGCTCGACGTATCGGGCCACCCTGTCGGTGTCCACGTCGCCGTTCGTGATGAACGCGGCCGGGTTGGCGGCGGCGATCAAATCTGTGATGGCAGCTTCGTCCTTGCCGCGTGCCTTGAGGCCCGCTTGCAGGATCGCGAGTGCTGCCTTCGTGTTGGCCTTCTCGGCGGCTGACGCTTCACCTTCGGCTCGGGCGGCGGCGACGGCCTTGTCGAGGTCCGTGGCGTGTTCGGCCTGGTATTTCTCCCACGCCGCGGCCTTCGTCTTCAGGTCCGGTACGTCCTTCGCCGCGTCCTCGTGCTTGCGGGCGTGAAACTTCCAGTACGCCGCGGCCTGCTTGTCGGTCATCTCGGCGACCGGCGTGGCGTCTGGGAACCCCTTGTCGCCCTCGGCCGGGGCCACGACCGCGGGAACCGCGGGCTTTGTGGTGCCGGCGGTCAGCATCACGTTCGGCACTGTCGTGATGCCGTTCGTGGTCGTCGTGACAGCGTTGTTCTCGGTCATGCAATCTCCCATGTCGGGTGGAGGTGATGCCCGTGTCGGGCGGGGCCTGCCCCGCGTGCGTGCGGGTTGTCAGGACGCGTTGCGAAGGTCAGCGGTGGCCGACTCTTCGTCGCGGAACGAGTCGCCTTCGGTTCGGAGCACTTGGCCGAGTTCGCCGTGCTCCTGGACCTGATAGCGGGTCGCCTTCAGTTTGTCGCGGGTGTTCCCGTCGGCGTCCGCGTACAGGTCCGTGAGGGACACACCGTTCAGTGAGTTACCGGGGTCGTCAGCGCCGACGATCGGGAGCACTTCACAGTGGCAACGCTCATGGATGTCCAACAGGACGTCTTTCGCGTAGATCCGATCTGAGGCGACGATGCACAGGCCACACGTGCCGCCTGTCGACAACTCCGGGTGGATCACCCGGCGATACCCCGTGACGCGGGCGACGCGACTCAGCACGTCCCTCGACGCGGTGCGCATCGCGAGCGTCACGTCATCATCAGCGATCAGGACCGCCCGGCGTGAAGCCCGTTCCTGAGCGTCCGCATCGTCTAGTCCGGTCGAACGGAGGTACCGGTACTCCTTTGCGGGACGCTCCCAGACCGTCTCCTGCGGGACACCCCGCAGGTCAGTCCGCAGCGCCGGTGTCGATGCCCTGATCTTCACGTCCATCTCAGCGAGGACCCGAGTCAGATACGCCGACGTCAGATTCCCCGTCGCGACCTGCGCCGACCGAGTCAACTGCGCCGCCTGTGCAGCGAACGCCTGCACCTGCTTCTCGTTGTACCAGTCGACCCGGCCCATCAACCGCTGCAAAAGCACGATCAGCTGGTTCAGGATCCCCGCACGACGCGACGCCTGCTGATCGACCAGCGTCAGGAGGCGCCTGTTACTGGCCACTGGCCGTCAACGCCGGGACAGCAGCCCGAGACGGCGCGGCAGGGGGCGTCACGGTTGGCGTGGTGAACAGGTCGTCACCGCGCAGCGCCTGCGCCCGCTGGATCTGCGTCGGCGTCATCTGCAACACCAACTCTTGGATCATCGCCGACGGGAGAATGTTCTGAAGCAACGACGCCGCTTGTGCCTTCTCCTGCAACGACAGTCGTTCAGCCGGCGCCCAGATCGTCTCCACCTTCGACCGGTCCGCGCGGATCCGGTCACCCATCCACTCGAACACGATCGACATCTGATTCGAGAGCCCAGCCTCAGCGCGCAACCGGCGATCCTCGGTCTGGAACACCAGCCCCTCACGCATCAACGACGCGCCCTCAGCGGACCCCGACGCAGCGTCCGGGGTGATCAGGTGCAGTGGTGTGCGCGTCACGGCAGCCAGGTACTCGACGTCGTCCTTGATCGCCATGCGGATCGGCGTCAGGTCGACCGGCTGCGACTCCCACATCTCCACACCGGGCGGCAGGAGCCACATCGCGCCCGGATCAGCGGTGAACACGTCGCCGTAGTCGATGACCTGGCCCGCCATCGGATGCCCCTGCGGATACCGGTCCGGCAGGCCACGTGCGGCACGCTGACGGAACGCCTGGATCTTCGCGATCGTCACCCGGTCGAGGATCGTGTTGTTGATCCTGTCCAGCACATCCGTGTGCGGCTCGAACTCGCCGCGCCCGTTCCGGTTCGAGAAGCGGGACACGGCGTTGCCCTTGATCGGCAGACGGATGTCGCCGCCGAACTCGTCCCAGCCACCCGACATGAACCGCGACGACCCGATCATCGTCGTCTTGCTCTTCCGGATGAACGGGGATACGAGCCCGTCGCGGTACAGGTAGGCGAAGTCAGCCGCGTCCCAATCGTCGCGGAACAGTTTCAGACCCGCCAGTGTCTTACCGGTGGCCGGATCGTGCGCCGTGATGACCTGGCGTGGGTCCTCAGCGGTCACCAGAGGCACCGTAGAGCCGTCGACAGGGAACCCGACGATCGAGTAGGCGTCCCCAAGGGTCAGCATCCACTGAGAGATGTCCGTGAACTTCAGCGCGAAGTCATTCACCGCGAGAACACTCGACGCCTCAAGGTCGCCGGATTCTTCGTCACCCGACACCGCCGTACGGAACCCGAGCGGCACCATCCGTTCACGTGTCGGCTCAATCACCAACTCAGCGAAGTTCATCCGCGACAGTCGCAGGATGTGCTGGAACCCCGCCCGCCAACCCGACGCGATCTCAGGTAGCGGCGGATCCCCGCGGAAATACGCGTCCAGCAGGTTCAATCCTGGCCGACCTTCGCGGACACCGTGGCGAGTCCAACGAGGGTTGTCGTTCCGCCGGTTCAGTTGCCGGGTCAGTACCTTGATCCACCAGCCCGGAGACTGAGGGGTTTCCGTGTCGAGCGGCACAGGAACCCCCAGCCGGTTAGTAGATCCGTTTCGGGACGAAGAACGAGTCGTCCACCTTGTCCAACCCGGCCGCGACAGCCTCGAGACGCGCCGCCCACGCGAGCACAGCCGCGATCGCAGCGTCGATCTTCTTCGCCGACTCGGGATGTTCCTTCATCACCTGATAGCCGACCTTCGACGCCCGGCGCCTCGCATTGAGCACATGCCGCGTCAGGGCAGACGAACCGTCGTGACTGAGTTGCTTCTCGAGCACCGCATCCTCAAACGACCTGAGCGATTCGTGGACTTTACGGTTCGATCCGCCTGTCATCCACCACTCGACCGGATGGTCACGCGTCGACTTCACCTGCAAACGGTCGCCGTACTCGGCTTCCCACTTCGCGACGTACGACTCCCACTTCGCCGGGTCAGCGAAGAACCCGACCACGTTATGCCGGGCGAACGTCTCCCGGATCTTCGCGTCGACCTCGACATGCGGGATCGCCCACGCGTCACCATCGAACAGCGCCGGCTGTTCCCACACCGCGATCTCGAAGACATGCCCGTCCTTGACGCGGCACCCAATGAGCGCGGTCGCGTCCGTGACACCGCGGGCACGCTTACGTGAACCGTCGAAACCCAGCACGATCGCATCAGAGTCGGCGACCGTCTTGAACGTGGTCGGCTCATCCCGGATAGGTCCGCAGCCGATCCACTCGGGGCCGGACAGCCACGAGTTCGTCGCGTGCGTGATCTGGTTCAGGAAGTCAGCGCGCGACACCTGCGCATCGTTCGCAGGATCCCAAATGTCAGCGATCAGCCGGTCAATGTCGCTGTGCCCGGGAGCGCACGCCGGCTTGTGCAACAAACACCCGTCCGGATGGTTCGACGAGTCCCCATACGCCACCCGAAGCCCGATCGTCAGCGACTCACGGGACTCCATGTCCGTGTCAGCCGGCGCCTCGCGGTGGTCGTAATACAGGCCGTCGTCACGAGCCCGACCCTCAAGGATCGACGCCCAATACGCCGCGGACTCTTCAGCCACGGACTCGTCGCCTGGGGTGAACGCGTTCGGCGACTCGACCGTGTGGCCGCCGATCTTCCCGGCGTTAATCCGCATCGTCGTCGCCAACCGCCGACCGCCGTTTGACGGCACCCATTCCTCGGTCTGATCCAGACACCCGAACACCGGCCTAGCGCCCTTGATCGTCCGCGCCGACGACGTGACCTGCTCCATCTTCCCGCGCGGCAGATTCACGAACGTATCCAACGGCTCGAGACCGGGGTAGTTGTCGATCACCGGACCCTCGCGCAGCATCTCCAACAGCGGAGACCACGTGTTCCCAGTCTGCTGCTCCGACACCGCCGCGACCTGCACCAGCGGCGTGCGCAACCGATCCCACGACATACCCACCGGCTGGCCAGCAGCGTCCCACCCGGCCGGGACGACCGGGCCGAGAGCCTCTACGCAGCAGAGCGCCGCCAGTAGCGGCGACTTACCCCAACCGCGAGGCCGCGACAGGACGCCGCGACGGAACCGGCGCTTACCCGTGCGTGGGTTGATCTCGTAGAACCGCAGGATGAAATCTTCCTGCTCGAGATACGGCACGAACGGCTCGTACTCGCCGCGATCCGGCGCCGCCAGATTCTCGGTGATCCAGTCGATGACCGCATACCCGAGAGTAGGGACCTCGCCAGGCTCAGAAGGTCGCCAAGGCACGACTCACGCGCCCGAGGCCTTCACGTCCGGCAGTGCGTGCAACGACCCGCGCCGCGCACGCGACGCTGGCACCACCCCGCGTTTCTCGTCCTTCTGCTCAGCGTCCGCGATGATGATCCGCAGCCGCATTCGATCCTCGGGTGTCGCACCGAACTTCTGCATCCGCAGCCGCAGCTCAGACGCCAACGTGAACGACCGCTTCTTCATGAACTCGTGATGAAGCACCGCAGTCGCCTCGAGCTCAGACCAGTCCACAGCAGGCAGCGACTCAGCCAGCGGCGAAGCCGTCCAGCGATCCCACCAGCGCAGAGTCGCCGGGTGCCAATTCAAGTCA